CAAGAATCCCTTGCCGGGCTGAAGATGCTGGGAGAGGCCAAACAGGTCACCGACGAGTACCGCACTGGCATGGTTCTTCGAGGTAAGCAGTAATGTTCGCAGCCTCCATGAATCTTCCTTCGACCCCGGTCGTCAGCGTCATGACCACGGACGGTCGCGGGCACACGCCCGAGGAGCTTGCAGAGCTTTGTGCGAATCGGCTGATCAGTGTCTCTGAGGACGCCCACCCGGCCATCCGTGAGCAGGCAAAAGCTTTCCGCGCCGCCATCGTGCATGTGGTCACGCACTACATGAAAGAGGCAGTTACCAACGACCGCGTTACGGTGTATAATGCACTGGTAGACGCGGGCCACCCACAACTGGCTGACGCCATTCGCAAGCTATAGGAGGCTCCCTTGGCCATCACTCAAGCAATGTGCACTTCGTTCAAGGACCAGCTTCTTGAAGGGGTTCACGACTTCCGCTCCAGTGGCGGGGACACGTTCAAGCTGGCTCTGTACACCAGTTCTGCCACTTTGGACGCCACCACGACCGCCTATTCGGCCACCAATGAGGTCGCCAACTCTGGCACCTATGCGGCGGGCGGCGGCACCCTGACCAATATCAGCCCCACCACCTCGGGCACCACGGCGTTCACGGACTTCTCCGACCTGTCGTTTACCTCGGCAACCATCACGGCGCGAGGCGCTCTGATCTATAACACGACCCCGGCGCACACATATACCAACGCCGCTGTGGCAGTCCTCGACTTTGGGTCTGACAAGACCTCTACCACAGGCACTTTTACCATCCAGTTCCCGACAGCGGACGCATCGAACGCGATCATCCGCATCAGCTAAGATAGGACGGTGCCATGGCTAACACGACCCTTACGGGATGGGGCCGTGGCACTTGGTCCTCCGGAGCGTGGGGCGAGGCCATCCCCGTCGAGGCTACCGGAGTTTCGGCCGCTGGCCAGCTCGGTTCCGTCACTGTAACAGGAACGGCTCTCGTTCAACCGACAGGGGTCTCAGGCACCAGTGCACTGGGCTCTGTCACTGTAGCAGCCAACGCTAACGTCACCGTTTCCGGGGTGTCGGCCTCGGGCAGCGTTCGTTCGGTAACTGTTACCGGAACGGCTTCCGTTGACGTTTCTGGTGTTTCCGGAACCTCCGCCCTCGGGGATGTCTCCGTCAATGCCGGGGCCATTGCTGCGGTCACTGGAGTATCTGCGGCCACCGCACTTGGCACGGTCATTGCAGAGTCAGAAAGCATCATTTCGGTGGACGGCGTCGAGGGCGCAACCGCCCTCGGAGAAGTCTACGCTGCGGGCGTCACAATCGCCGAAGTCACGGGGATTGAGGCCGCATCTGCACTGGGTGACGTTACTGTCACGGCAGGCGCGACGGTGTCTCCAACGGGCGTTTCCGCCTCAGGAGCTACAGGCTCTGTCATCGTCACCGGATCGGCCGTTTTTTCTGTCGCAGGCGTCTTGGGGACATCGTCTCTTGGAAGCGTGTTTGTCTTTACGACAGTAGACGTCGAGGTTTCAGGCCTCAGTGGAACGAGTGCCCTTGGAACCGTGACGGTGCGCGGCAACGCTCGTGTCGTTCTTTCGGGTGTTTCCGCACAGGGCCGGGTCGGAAGTGTGGTTGTTTGGGGGCCTGTGGTTCCTGCTCCGGGAACGGCTTGGGACCCCTTAAATCCGTCCTCTTCCGCCCCTTGGTCGAATATCGACCCCTCCCCCGGCTCAGGGTGGACGGAGGTAAGCCCAAGTGCTATAAATTCATGGACGCCCACCAATCCGTCTCCCGGATCGTCGTGGTCAGAAATCTCTGCGTGAGGATGTACAATGGCCAGAAGTTACACACCGAACCTCGGCATCATTAAACCGGCTGATGGCGAAGAAGATGGCGTCTGGGGCGATCTCGTCAACGACAACATGGACATTCTCGACGTCGCCATCAACGGCGTGTTGTCTCTTAGCCTTTCAGGGACCTCTTCGACTCTGACCACCTCCGACGGACTTGTTTCCGACGGCCAGTATCGCCTTCTTGTTCTTGGGGGAAGCCCGAGCGGCACCCACACGATCACCATCTCCCCGAACGATGCCGACAAGGTTTACTTCGTCAACAACACCACCGCCCAGAGCGTGGTGTTCACGCAGGGTTCTGGTGGAAACGTCACCATCGCCACGGGTGACTCGGCGGTCATTTATGCAAACGGCGGTGGCGCAGGAGCCGCGGTCGCGAACTTGACCGACCACTTTGCAATGAGCTCGGTAAAGATCACTGGTGGCTCGATCACGGGCATCACCGATCTGGCCGTCGCTGACGGCGGAACCGGTGCATCTGACGCCGCGACTGCTAGAACCAACCTCGGGTTGGTTATTGGCACCAACGTGCAGGCTTATGACGCAGAGCTTACAGCAATTGCTGCCCTCGCGGTGACCGACGGCAACTTCATTGTCGGGAACGGAACGACTTGGGTTGCAGAGAGCGGCGCGACGGCGCGGACCTCGCTAGGCCTCGGAAGCATCGCCACTCAGGCGTCTTCATCTGTCTCCATCACTGGCGGATCGATTACTGGTATCACCGATCTGGCCGTCGCTGATGGCGGAACCGGGGCATCTGATGCTGCGACTGCTAGAACCAACCTCGGTCTTGGAACGATTGCCACCCAGAGCGCCGCATCTGTGGCAATCACTGGCGGCTCGATCACTGGTATCACCGATCTGGCTGTTGCCGATGGTGGCACAGGCGCTTCTGATGCTGGCACCGCACGGACCAACCTCGGCGTTGCCATCGGCACCAACGTGCAAGCGTGGGACGCCAACCTTGACCAGATCGCGGCCCTTGCGCCCACAGCCGACAACTTCATTGTCGGAAACGGCACGGCATGGGTGCTTGAGACTCCTGCTCAGGCTCTCGCAAGCCTTGGAGTTACCTCCACTGCCGCCGAGCTGAACATCCTCGACGGGGCAACGCTCTCTACCGCCGAGCTAAACTTCGTGGACGGCGTCACCTCCGCAATTCAGACGCAACTCAACGCGAAGCAGGCGTCCGACGCCACGCTGACCGCGCTGGCTGGGCTTGACGCGACCGCAGGCTTGGTTGTGCAGACCGGGACGGACACGTTCACCAAGCGCACCCTGACGGCTGGGACGGGCATCACTGTAACCAACGGAACGGGAGCCGCAGGAGCCCCGACAGTCGCCGCCACTCTTGCATCTCAGGCGCAGGCGGAGGCTGGGACCGACAACACCACCCTCATGACGCCGCTTCGCACGGCTCAGGCTATTGTTGAGTTGTCTGGGTTGCAAAACATCAGTGTTCAGACGTCAGGGACAAGCTTCACTGTCCCTGCTGGCGTCACTACGCTTTTTGTTTTGGCTGTTGGCGGCGGTGGCGGTGGAGGCGCAGGTAACACCGTCAGATCGGGCAGCACACCGGGGGGGTTTGGAGGAGTTGGCGGTTTCGCCGCATCCAAACTAACTGTCACCCCCGGATCAACTGTCACCTATGCTGTGGGTGCTGGTGGTGCAGGGAGCAATACCACCGCTGGAGTTTCTGGTGGGACAACAACTGTGGACACTATTTCCTGCACTGGGGGCATCAGGGGCTTAACCGGGGCTGACTCCGCCGCCACAAGAAATGGCGCTAATGGTACTGGGTCTGGTGGGAACCTGACAAATTCGGCCAACGCGACAAGCCTGTCCGACGTTATTTCAATGCTCCCCTTAGGCCCAAGCATAACCGTAAACGGAACGGAAATTGCCACGCAGTTGGAAAAAAGAGCCGCGGGGGCATCTTCGACCGCAGCCATACTGTACACCGCCACGGGCCTGAACCTTCCGGGTGCGGGAGGTACGGGTGAGGCAACAGCTTCCTCGGTTGACGCATCAGGTGGTGTCAGCGGCTGCGTAATGTTCATCTATTAAGGGGCAAGGCAATGACCATATATGCAATCATCTCAAACGGCATTGTCCAGAATAAGGTTTTGGCGGATGCCGCCGAAGACTTGTCGTCGTTTCCAGAGGTGTATCCAATCTCTGACGATGCACTTGTGGACATTGGCTGGACCTTTTCCGATGGTGTATTTGCGGCACCACCACCTCTGCCGATTGACCCCTCCGTTGCGGCAATCAACGTCCGCACCGAGAGAAATCGCCTGCTCACGACGCGTGTAGACCCGATGGTCATGAACTCTCTTCGTTGGGCAGACCTTTCGACGGAGCAGCAAGGAGAAGTTGCCGTTTACCGTCGTGCCCTGCTGGACATCACAGATCAAGCGGGGTTTCCAACCGAGGTGACGTGGCCTGCTGTCCCGGCGTTCATGCAGTGACGCTCTACCTGCCCAATCTGTCTTTTGTGGCTGTCCCAAAGACGGCCACAATTGCCATTGAACAGGCCTTCTCTCCGTGTGCGATAAACTACAAGCCGCATCAGCATGACCCCGTCGATGCCGTAAAGGAGCGCTCCATCAACCCATGCCTTGCCGTCATAAGGCACCCCTTGCGCTGGATCGAGAGCTACTACAAATACCTCCGTTTTTCGCCATACTTTGCGCGAACAGACTCGATATGGGGGCTTCACTCGAAGTCGTTTGAGCAGTTTGTCTGGGCCTACATTCGTGGGCAGCACATGTGGCCAGAGCCGCTGAGGGATCAGTCGTCTTATGTTGCCCGCAACGGCGCAAAGGTAGAGCATCTTTACCGATACGAGAATCTGAGCGATGCAGTCGATCACCTGTGCGAGGCCTGTGGCACAAGGGTCTCCCTTGAGCGGCACAACGTCTCCCGCGACATTCCTCTTGATCTATCCGCAGGGGCAGTGTCTGCATTTGAGCAGTCATCAAGGCGGGACTATGATCTATACGAAACCTTGGGGTTAGCACATGCCGCCTGAAATCCTCTGGAACGTCGGCCTTACCGCCATCCTCGCCCTCGTGGGTTGGATTCTAAAGGGTCATGCTGACGAAGTGCAGCGCCTTCAAATCTTGCTAAATCGCACACGCGAGGACATGGCGCGGGAGTACGTCACGAAGACAGACGTGCAGGCCAGCATCAACATGCTGATCGCTAGGATCGACAACCTCGACCACAAGATCGATGCCTTGCTGCGGAGCCTTGCCAAATGAGACTTGCCCTTGTCCTCTTGGTCGCCGGATGCGGCCCTGTTACTGTATCGTCCGTGGCCTACACGACGGCCTGCCCGAAAGGTGACCGCCAGTGCGAGATCAGACAGAACGCAGAGACCTTGTATTACATGGCGCACGGAGATGCAGCCAACGCGCTGCTATGCTCCGGCGATACGCGGGACGTTATGGGAGCCTTGTGCTCTGTCTACTGACGGTGGGCCTCGCTGAGGCTCAAGTCACTGGCGACCTCAACACCAACTCCGGCAACACCAACTCCACCATCGGCTCGAACAACAACGACAGCACCACCAACTACAATGGTGCTGGGTCTGCGCCATTCTCGACCCCCGTGCCGACAGCCGCCGCGCCGACAGTCATGGGTGGCGGTGGCAACGATAGTTGCCTGATCCCGTACCAGCAGGCATTCCAAGTCAGCATCTTCGGCAGAGCCGAGGGGAAGATGGAACAAGACCCGGAATGCAACCGCCGCAAGGACGCCCGCCTGCTCGGCACACCGCAAGAGGCTGGAGGTCTGGGCCTGCAGGTCTCTGGAATCTCGATCATGTGCGACAGCCCTGACATCTTCAAGGCAATGGCGCTGGCATCGACGCCCTGCCCGATATATTCCATCGCCACGGGCAAGCTGCTCGTTGGGCGTGAGGGGTA